ATCAGTTAATTTCCATGCAGTAATTTCAGGAACTAAATTTTGGTCGCGGTAATATTCATTGTAAATACATTGATAAGCTGCAAGAGGTAAAGCATTAATATTAGTTTGAACAGATCCAACACCAGTAGGTGGAATGCCCATATAATCTAAAAACTTTTTTCTTTGGGCAGAATAAGCATTATCATATTTAAAAAATGGAGCAACAATAGGTGTATTGGCATCTACAATAAATTTTTCCCAATTATCCCATAAAATACGGTTAGGTACGAAAAAATAGTGCATAGTAACGTCCATACGATGCATAACAGGAGATACCAGGGGAGCGAAACGGATAAGTGATTCGCAAGAAATATTAAATTTATCGCCAGGAATGCATTCCTGAACGAGAATAGGAGTTAAATTCCCCATCTTTGCCGAGAGTTTAACATCATGAGATAAATCAAACACATTTCTTTTTGGTTTGATAAGTTGGATACTGTTGAACAGATTCTTCATTTTTTAATTTTTAAGGTTTTAATGAATGGATTTGTTCCCTTTGCAAAGGGTGAAAATCCTCCCCATTTAAGGGGAGGTACTTTGCATCGGGTTACTGTTGCTTCCCAGCAGAGCAGTATTTTAAAGGCGGATTCCGCCACGAGAAACGTAGTATTTGCGGAGTTTTTTTGACCGCTTGCCACGCTTAGAGGACTTACGTCCATAACTTCTTCTTCGCATAGTTTTTAGTTTTAAAGGTTATTTAAATAGTCGGAGAATTTGAGCCAAAGTAGAGCCGACAATTCCCATACTTTGTAACTTTTGTTGAATAGAGTTTAAATATTCTTCGGTTTTTACTTTTTCACCGAGTAATCTTTCACTTTGCTTTAAATTAAGTATCATTTGTGATACTTCAGCTTTTTTAGTTTGAGAAAGATTAGTATCTGCAATGGTTTTGTTTATTTGTTCACGTAATAAAGATTGGCGTTGTTGGGATTCATAAATTTTGTTTTCGTTTAAATCAACACCAGTACGTAATAAATGGCTTTTTGTGTCATAATTTTCTTTAAACCATTTAGTATTAACATTTTTCCAATCAGTTTCTGAATTAGCTTTTACAGCTTGAGCGTCCATCAATGCACCTTGTTTTTTCATGTTTTCTATTTGAGCTGCAATAAGAATAGGATTTGTAGATGATGCATCAAATTGGGGTGCAGTATAATTTGGCGTTTTTGCATCAGTGGAACGTACGGCAGGAGCGACATTTGTTTGACCATAAATTAAGTGAGGAGAAAGACCAGCGTCTTTAAATCTAGCCATTTGTTCTTTAGGGGAGTTGTATTGGTTTTGTCTGTTCCAATCAGCAAGTGCATCAGCACGTTGACGGTCATAGAATTCTAATGAAGTTTGTTTTTGAGCTTTGTTTGTAAATAGGTTGCTTACAGCGTTTACGCCTTGTCCTATTAAAGGAAGAAAGGCAGAAAAAGGAATTGCCATAGTTTTAATCATTAAATAAGGTTAATTGATAAATTTGTTTAGGATGATAGTAATCCATTGTTAAATAATCATACTGAAAATACCAATCTTGATATTTTTGTTTCCAAGTAGATAAATTGATCTGTATTATATTACCACCACAATCGTAACATTTAGTAATTTTTTTAGGAATATTGTGATAAATAGCATCACAACAAGGATCAGGACATTTTTTAATACATAACATAAATTTGTTTTTTTTGACAGCGCAACGATTACGGTCGTTCCTCGTAAACGAGCTTATAACTACTAATTTAGTAGTTTTGTTTGTTTTTTTGTTTTTATTGACACCTTTTTTTTAAAACGGCACTGGGGCGGACCTCCCTTTATGACCGTTTGGTCGCTTGTTCACTCCACTTCGTTACGTTCATTGCTCCCTTACGGCCATCGGGGGAGGTGCGCCTTCTAAGGGATTTGTGCCTTATTTTGTTAATTGGTGTCAATTAGCACTAATATATCAAGTAGTATTAGTGCAGTTTTTACTCCCGCCCTTCGGTTGGGTTCGTAAAAAAGCCCCTTCTAAACGAGTTTAGAGGGGCATTTTTTCCGTTGTTTTAGTTTTCCAACGGTTGGGTAGGGGGGAGAATAGGAGGCTCAACAATGGCCTTTTTATTGCGTTTTTCGGCCATTTTGTTTTTAATATCTTGTAATTCAGCTTTGGCTTGTTTAAGCATTTCAGCTTTTTCAGTTAAATCCAAGGTACGAACATCAGGTAAAGGATTCAGTTCGTCATCTTCTTCCCAAATAGGAGTTTTGACATCAAGAGGTAAACCTCTTGCATAGCGGTCAAGAATTTGACGCATAGTTAAACTTTGGTCGGGAACGGTTTCTGAAGGCATTGAAAATGCCTTATAGTTTTTTGGAAATTCATCTCTGTTGAGATAATTTTTTACTTTAGCGTACATAATTAAAGTTTTTGTGAAATATCCGCTTTTTTCATTTTGCGGTTTCCGTTGAATAATTGTTGTTCTTTAAAAAATTGCAAGTTGTCTCCGTGTTCTTGAATTAATTGCTCTGTCAATAAATTCGATTTCTTCTGATAGTGATAAGCTATCTTTTCCTTCTCGAATTCGTCGTATATCTTCTGCTTGTAATAACGCGGCAAAGGAGCTTTTTTGCCGTCCTTTAAAGGAACGAAGACTCTTTCCTCGGGCTTGTTTTTGTGCCATGTTAACATTTTTTCGGTTAAATAATTTGAACCAAGACCTTTACTCATTAATGCAAATTCTTTTTGGCGATCATCATTTTTGTGCATAGGAATTTGAGATTCCTTGCATATATACTTCAATGTATAACCGATTGAAGCTTCAGTAATAGTACCAATATGAATTTGTCCTAAAGGTTTTAAATCAATAGACCAAGAACGTTCGAAATGTTCCAGATTAGCGTTGAATATAACTATATGGTAATGGGGGCGTTTTGTTTGTCCTCCATATTCGCCAACGGCGTAGTATTTCAACGGGGTTGTATTTTTTCCATGCCATTTTCTTAGACGTTTAAAAAATTTTTGTAAATCGGATTTGTTTAAAGTCATAAATCCATTATCAGAGATAGGAACGGAATCAGTATTATAAGTCAGTGTAAGAAAATGAGCAGATATAGAACGCTCACCTTCTTTAATTAATCTGACTGACCAGGAAGAAGTGCGGCGGCGTTTGCAGTTATAACACTTGCCACAAGGTACTTGATGACCGCCGTTTTCTTCTGATAATGTGAATGGGTTCATACAAATAGTTGACATTAGAACATAGGAGTACCGAATTTCGGCATAGGTCTAACTGCTTTAATTTTGTTATATACATGACAATATAAATTGTCAGTTTCATCTTGAACAGCAAATACCCTTTCAACATCCTCAGGAGTACATTCAATAAACTCTTTAGAAAGGGTAGGTTCAGAAGCGAATATTCGACCTAAATGCCAAAAATCAAGAGTAGTACGAAAGTCACCAGCAACACGTGAAGGGTTATATTTATATTCAGCATAACGAGGAACATAACCAAATGTTTCAGTTTTATTAGCAGTATAAGCGTAAAGTTCTTGAACTTGTACAGGTTGCTCACCAATATTAGCAAAAGAAGGCCAGAAATAATCTAAAGGATCAGATTTCAAGTATGTTTTTGGAATACCTTGTTGGTAGGCGGATTTAGGCATAACGGACATAATACCAATAATATAGCCATGTTCTTCTACATTATAAGAACCATAATTTCCACTAGATACAGATATACCATGACCAGCCATGTTACCTTGGGGTAATTGACCATCGGTACCAGTAGTATTAAGAACTTCAGAAATAATTACAGGAGATTTAACACCAGTGATGTATTCAGGACGTTGAAGGCGTTTATCAGAAGAACGAACACCGAAATGAGTAAGGATATTTTCAATGTAACGAGTACCACCGCGAGCATTTTTTTCAAGCCATTCTTGTAAACGAAATGCACGACGTAAATCGTTAATTGTAGTGGGTTCAACTTCTACATTATCAAAAGAAGTAAATAATTGATTAGAATCAACACCAGCAATAGAAGCAGTATTATGATCAACTACAGAATCGTAAGGTGTACCGTCCAAAGTTGTACCGGCAGAAGGGTTATTTACAAATACTTCGCCTTCACCGGATACAGTTCCTAAAGGAATATCAACAGCAGCACCTTTTTGAGCAAAAGGTAATGCAGAAGTGAAATAGTCATGTTCCCAAGCACGATATCTAATATCTAATAAGTCACCGCTAGAATTTTCACCATCAGTTAATTTCCATGCAGTAATTTCAGGAACTAAATTTTGGTCGCGGTAATATTCATTGTAAATACATTGATAAGCTGCAAGAGGTAAAGCATTAATATTAGTTTGAACAGATCCAACA